CCGTCACCTGTGAAAGTCTTCGTGAATTGTTTGGGTTGGTCGCCAAGCTCCATACGGACCTTTGATACAAAGTCTGCAAGAGTTGCCACATTTACTCCTTATTCACGCGTAACAGGCTACTCTAATGGTGCCGTGTAGCAGGTTTAAAAACTGGTTAAACGAAACAGCGGGCTATAAATAGCGCCCGCTGCCCCGCCTAATCGTGCGTTTAGAGAATCTGAGCCACGTATCCTTTTTCCTGAAGGTGAGCTGCAACGTCTTTAGTAACAGAATATTTGTTACCAACCTTAAACGTATAACTAGTTCCTGCACCTAAAGTCATGTTTTCAATATCATCTGTAACACGGATAACTACTGTGTCGTTTCCAACTGCTCCAGTTGTTTTGACTTCATCAACTACGATAGTGGTTAGACGGTTTGGCTGTGTTGCGTCGATTACTTCGTTCTCTGCTTTGAACTGCGCTTCCGCAGTAGCTAGAGACATTTCACCTGCACGCTTTGATTGCTCTTCAGCAAATTCTTTAGCAAGGGCTTCTCGCTGACGTCCTGTGTAATCAGTCGCCTTCGGTCTATTATTAGCCACGTTATATCCTCCGATTTAGTATCTGTTGTTTGTGGTTGGGGGCGGGTTTTTAAGCCCGCCCCCTAACTTTTTAAATTAGTTGGTTTCTGCAATAACTACAGCCTGGTCAGTAATTAGACCAAGACCGAAGATTGAGTACCAAGCAAGTGCATGCTCACGACCGAAGTCAAGAATACCGCCATCGCGGAGTTCAACTGGAAGTGAGATTGCGTGACCGAATGCGTTATCTCCAATGAAGATAGAGTCATAGCGGTCTGAACCACCGTTACCGGTGAATTCAGCTGGTGAAATATATCCGCCGCCTGCTGTAACTGTTGGAGTTGTAGCAGTATCGGCTGAGTAAGAAGTACCAGCACCACCAACGACCTTGCGGACCTGTGTGGTTTCGATGAATACGCAGTCGTATAGACGTCCGATTTCACCAAGCATGAAGTTTCCAGGAGCGGCGTACTTCGTTACTTCGATGAACTCAGGAACGTCACGTAGACGACGTGATTGGTGAGGGTGAACGAATGCCACATAGGTCTCACCTAAGCGTGGAATGTTCTTTGTTGACAAGGTCTCAACTGCATCCTTGACTACGTGAGGAGTCATGTTGAATGCACCGGTCATGCTTGCACGAGTTGTGCCTACAGTTCCGTAGCCGTACCAGTCATTTGCAGCTGAAAGACTTGAACGGTCTTCGCCGTAAATCTTGGATGTTGCTGAGTAGAGTGTGTCGCGGCTCAACTTATCAAGATAAAGAGCCATGTTGCGTCCTAGAAGACGTGAAGCAGAAGCCATAACGTCATCGAAAGAAGCATTAAGTAGTAGCTCAGAAACTGCAAGAGCATAACCATGCTCAGATACAGTGATTGAGAACTGTTGCGCTGTTAGCGCATTTGTCTGCATACGTACACCTTCGACAAGTGCGTTAGCAAAGCCGAGGTTGTTGTAACGTAGGAAGTTGATTTGAAGACCAGGTGCAACACCAAGTTCAGTCTTCTTGACTGCGAATTGCTCAAAGCGAAGGATTGGCATAGCCTGGAAAAGGATTTCCTTTGACCAGATTTGCTGAATCGCTTGAGTCAACTGTGTGTTAGTACCTGAATAGGCTGTTGGGGCTGCGGCTAGATTGCCGGTACCCGTAATACCAGATGCCATTTAGTTTTACTCCTTAGTTGGAATTTGGATTTGGGGGTTTAGCCGAACAATCCCGAGCCTTTGCCTTGAGCTTTTGGACTCAAAAGGCGTTGGCGATATTTTGCGTATTCGTTCATCGGCATAGCTGATATTTCATCAGCTGTAAAGTTACGTTGCTCCGAATTAATGTCCAGTGGTCCGGTTGGAGGCGCGGTTACCCGGCTTCCAGTCATTTCTTTGCGAGCCGACTGCATAGCCTGCTGCGCAGATTCTAAAATACGAGTTGAACGGTCTTTTAGACTTTCAATACTCGTGTTAATCTCGTCTTGGGTGTTACCTGTGACGAGGTCCAAAAGTTCAGGAATGATTGCTTCCCGTTCTTCCTCCAGACGTTGCTGGCGGAAATTTTGAATCTCAGCAAAAGTTTTTTCTCGCTCCAATAGAGCAAAGGCGCGTTCGCGCTCCTGGCGCTCACGCTCCAACTGTTCAGACCATTCTGTTTCCTTCTTTTTAAGAAGTTCACGAACGTCTAAATCAGCTTCAAGGCGAGTACGCTCTTCAGCGTCCTGTGCCTCTTTCTCTGCTTGCTTGGCCGCAAGTTCTGCTTCTCTCATTTGCTTGATTTCTTCAAGCTCAGATTTTAGCTTTTCAATTTGCGGATACAACTTGTCTTTCTCTTGACTACGAACTTTTGCTAAATCTTCTTCGGTGTAACCCTTAGATGATTCGGCAGTTTTTGTAGTCTTAACAGTTGGCGCGTCAACGCCAGCGTCTACAATAGTTGGAGCTTGGTTTGCTTCAGCTTCAAAGGCTTCAGCAAGCACTTCTGATTGAGTTTCCATATACGTCCTTTATATTCTCTGGGTCTTTTTTCGAATGAGGTTTTACCCCCGTAGCACAAATGACCGTCTCTTGGTTTTACACATACATTTTTCCGCGTTTTACAAAAAATTTCAGCCTATAGTGCTTTATTTTTCGTATTCTTCTGGTACGCGACGTTGTGGAATTTTAGTTCCATAAGCTTCAGTTACTAGTCGAGAGCGGATGTCTTGTTCACCTAGTTGTAATCCTTCGACTACATTTCCGTCCAACAATGGTGTCTGGGCAGGAGAGCCTCCGCCAGCAGCCATACCCGCTGCTTGCTCAGGTGAGAGCGGAGCAGCAGAACCGTCAGGTCCTGGGACCATGCCTGTTAAGGTCATAATCTCATTAGCGATTTCGGTTTGAACAAGTTTAAGTGCGCCATCTGCCTTGGCATCGTCAATAAGCTCTTGTCTAATTTCTTGAATTTTTTCTGAAGGGAACTCTTCGCCAAGGGCTCTAAGTGCTCCTTCTTTAGACTCTAGTCCTAGAGATAGCATAGATTGAATTTCGTTAAGAATAATAAGTTTGTCTAGAGGTAGTGGTGGTGGGAAATGCACATAAGTTCTGTAGGTATCTGGGTCGTTAGGGTCTAGCTGAAGAAGTTGTTCCGGCTTAGGAATTGTGTCTCTATCAGGATTCCAAGTAAATGTTTCTGGTTCTTTAACAGCTAGGTTACGAAGAATAAGCTCGTTTACTCTTTCTAGTCCATACGCGTATTGAACAATCTTTTGATGATAGCGGTTCATCAAAGGTTGGAATTGGATAGCTAGTGCTACACCAGAGGTATTAGAAATTGGTTGTGACTGACCTAGAGCAGTTTCTGGAACACCGGTCATTTCGTGCATAGCACGCTTTAACATAGTCATGTATTCCATGGCACCTTTTAGACCTTGGCCGCCACCTTCTAGATTTTCTACTCTTGCATCTTTTGGTAGACCGCCCCACACCTTATTAGCACCCTTTTCAAGCTGAGATGCTTTAGCTCCAATGATTACTGTTACAGGAGCAGCGTGGTAGTTAATGATGTCTGCGATGTCAGTGGCAGTTTCATTGTATGCACGGTTTAAAGAAATCATTTCATTACAGTCAGATAGGCCCCATGGTGAGCCTGAAATTCTAATGTTAGGCATGTGAACTACAGGGATAGTTCCTAGTGGATTAGGGCGAGAATCAATTAACTCATCATTGATGTACTCTTCAATAACATCGTCAGTTAAGATTTCTGTGTATGTGTATACCTGTCGTGTACCTTCTAGAGATGTGCCCCAAAAACGATACTTGAGTTTAAACCGAATCAAACGGTTGCGGTCATGGGGGTGAAACTCTGGAAAACAAAAACTTGAGTTAAGGGGTAGAACGCGTACACGTCCTGGGTGCTGCATACCGGCTGGGTCTACCCATGCTTCTTCGTATGCTACTTTAACAAAACAGTCTCCAGATACAGAACCTTGTTGACCAATCTCCCAAAGTACGGTTGCTTTGTTGTTATCTACTTCCCATACGCGCTCAAGCAAATCAGGAACAATAGCCTCTGTTGCTTTAGGGCTTCTAAATTGAACACCCTTGCTAAAAGTAAAGTTAATAATAAAATCTGTAATTGCTCGATAGTAATTGAATACCATTTGAGGTTCGCCCTGTTGGCGGCGGAAAGATGTATGGTGACCTAGGTACATCGCCCAGTTAAGAGAATACCGATTTAAACGCGGACCATGAACTTCAAACTCTTCATCAGCAAGTTCTACTAATCCCAGAGGGGATATGGATATGGTTAAGTCAGATGAGGCGGCCCTATAACTAGGGGGTGAAAAATCTATGCTCACCTAAAATCCTCTCATTCAAATATTTAACTACCGTAGTTTAGCATTAATTTGCTAACTTGCGGAACCACCTATCTTGCTATTGGCCGATTTACTGGCTTGTTTACATCTTTGGTTACTGACTTCTTAATAGACTTGGTAACCTTCTTCTTTTTAGAAGATTCAATTTTGTCTGTTTTTTCTTGTGCTACGTCCCTATTCTTAGGGTCAATATCTTTTTTAGAATCTACAAACTTTCCACCCATTTGAACATATCGAGAATGAACCCAGTGAGCTGATGCTGGGGATTGTTTTGAAAATCTAGTTTTTGCCTGTGTGGTAATCATGTTCCAAAGTCTAGGGTTAGCAGGGAGTTGTTTAGGACCCTCTTGAACTTCTTTACCTTTGATTAACATTTATTATCCTCAATGCAGGGAATCCTGCCCCCTCAGCATGGTGGGACGCTGGAAGGGGGCAGGAAACTTAATTAGTCCTGAACTACTGCTGGGCTTACACGTGATTGGCGAGCGCCGTTACGTGTAACTTCTTCAATTGTTGGTTCTGCATAATCTTGGAAAGAACCATTTGAAAACTCTTGAAGAAAATCTGTTGCTTCAATCCAAGAAGCTGAACCTACGTGAGCACGCTCGCGCATAGTTTCTTCAGCTGGCTTGGTGTGAACAGGTGCATTACGATTTGGACGGCCTGCTGCTGGTGTGTAACCTTGTGCAGCACCCTTTCCAAATTCTTGTGGAACATCGGTATCGGTTCCGATACCTTCTTGAAAACGTAGAGGTCCGCGTTGTCCTGGGACAGCGGAAGCCATCTTACGGTCGTAAGTATTTCCAGAGCGTTCTGGAACTTGTGGTGTTGGGGCAATTGCCATGTTTATTACTCCTTTAAAAGGTTGAGGCCTCAGTACAAGTGTCTTATTAAAACGTTAATTTTTCAGGATAAAGTCAAATCTATCTGAAAAAGGGTGACGACGAGACCTCAACCTGAGGCATTGTAAGGTCCATGGTTAGAGAGCAGGCAATAGCCAAACTATCAGCATAGTCGTCGTGGGCATGGGCTTCCTCTGGGGCATGAGCTAAAAAGTTAGGCCCAGTAAATTTAGTTTCTAGGTCGGTCATCTGTTGGTAAAACCTTTTCCAAGTTCTAAGTCTTCTGGTCTTAGCATGGGCTGGCCATCCAATAAGTCGTCTATCAATTAAAGTTTTAAGGTGTTTCCAACGTTTAGACTGCTCAGGTTGGCTACTTCCAATTGGGTATACCTCAGCTCTAGGTAACAACAACTTTAATCTTTGAGCCACTGCGTCACCCACACCACCTGAGTCAACACCAACAGCTAGCACGTCATAACTACCTAAAAAGTTAACTATTTGAAAATACTGGTCTTCCCAGTCCTCACTTTGAATCTCCATCCAATTTAGAATTCTATGGTCAAAGTAACCAAACTCATCTGGCCTATCCCAGTCAACCCAAACAACTGTGACAACAGTAGAGTCAACTTTTCTAGCGGGGTCGATACCGACTACAACAGGGGTTCTGTGCCAAGCCTTAACAATTTCTTGAGAGGTATCCCCAAGTTCGTCCATTACCGTAGAGGTTACAAACATGCCTCGTTCTAGAAGCCACTTACAGTTATAGGACATTTGAAATTCGTCTGAGTCTTCACCTACACGTAGTATTTCTTTCTTAATAAACTTCTGGTAGTTATCATTATATTTAGCTACGTCTTTCCAATCCCACTGATAGTGGTTTTGCTTATTTCCTC